TAGCACCTGTTTTCTACCGTTACGTATGGCAAAGACGGAGCTACCAGAAGTGGCGAGCGGCACACGAATTACATCAGCATTTACTTCTATTACGTTACCATCCGCAGTACCTACTGCGTAGCCAGAGGTGCACAGCCACACGGCTACTGGCAACGTGGTGTTTACGACCTTCGGATCAAAGTGCTCGTTCGGTATTACGAGACTAGTACCAGGTACCGCGCGGCATGTAGAAACGCGCCGCTGGCTGAACTTAGTTGGATCTCCGCCCTCCAGGAACCACACACCGCGCTCATCGCCGACGAAAACACCGCCAGCAACTGGTTCGACGAAGCTGATATTTCCTGAAAATTGCACGAAGTTCGTGTCCGTTCGCGTAAGATGCGGACGGAACGCGTCAGAATAAGCCAACGTGTCGCCGCTAGCGACATATAGTCGGCCGTTGTGCCATCGAACGAACCGACCACCTTGGAATGGCGTAAGGAACTGAGTGGTGCACTGCGCGCCACTAGGGTTCGCAGAAACCAGGTGCGTAGCGAACGAAGCTGGCGGCGAGGCGTAGTGGTACAAAATGTCGCCGTTTGCTGGTGTGACGTAGATGTTTACACGGTAGCCCGCTACTATCGGCAAGCTGGATAGCTGTATGCCGCCGCCCGTAGGAAGGTCGACGAACACCTCCCTGCTAGTGGGGGACTCCTCCCACAGGTCGTCGGTTAGCGAGATCGCCACCGCGTACTTACCTGGTGCGAGGCCGCCGTTGGCCGACGGAGTAGCCGAGGGGGCAGCTGGCTGAGGAGCGCCGCAGCGGCGTACTGAGCTCGAAGAACTAGGTACGTAGTACAAGCCGGTGGAGCAAACTACGTACAGATTACCGTTGTACTCTGTGTAGGAAAACGGCGAGGCGTTGCCGACGTTTATAAGCGTAGTCTCCGTGGCAGTAAGTGGGTCTACACGTACCAACGTGGACCCTTTGCCGGCTAGTAGCCAGCCACGTTGTACCGCGTACCATGTGCTGTGGTAATCGGCCCCAGTCAACACGCGAGTAAAACCGTCGCGCACGGCGGCTTGGCCACTTCTGTCGATGTCTACGTTCATAGCGGTACGCCAAGTGTTCTTCTGCAGCGACGTCTCGTTAGAGAGTTTGTCGACGCCAGCGACCGGCATAGGTATTTTCACTGTCTGCATTATGGCGGATATACGGGTGTTGGTGGTGTTGGCGTGGCTAGCCGAACCCGCATTCTATCATTAAAACCTGGTAGGTGGTCGCTAGATAGAAACGCGTTAAATCCTCGTGGATGTACGAACCTGTTCCTATAGGACACCATTGTACCGCCCCAGCGAGTAGCTACGAAGCCCGCAACTTCTAAACGTAACGGGGGGTGGATACTTGCGGTACCAAACATCATTTGCGCTTCGCCTACCGGCGACACCGACCTGTTGAAGTTATCTACGTCGGGGCGTCCATAATCTGCGGCGTCGAGGCCCATTGGGTATACGTACGGACTCGTGTATGCGTTCACAACGGCTGCTGTACCGAACTCGTGCTGGACCTCCAGCCCGCTGGTAAGTACTTCTTGGGCGCCGTTGAGGCTATGCGCCCCGAAGCGAACGAACCGACTGCCTATCGGATATATTCTGCGGATCTTAAGAGCTACAGACGGAGTACCTAGTACTGAGCTGGCTAGCACTGCGGCTTGTGGGTAGATTGTACGATTACGGTTCGATACCGTTGCTTCGCCAAAATGATACGGGCGTACAGTCCAAAGCACGTTGTCTATTATTTCTGCCGCAAACCCGTTATTTTGCTTTGCTTGCGCTGTCGCTTGGTCTGCCGAGGGTGCGTATATAGTGTGCGGAGTTACGCAGTGTTTAGTAGAAAAGAAATCTGATTCGCCTGACCCTGGCGACGCTAAGCTAGGTATGTACTTCGGATATAGGAACTGTGTAGCGACCATGGTTGGCGTACCGACATGATCATCAAACGACCACACTGGGCGTAGGTTCGTATCGCGCACGGTCGGTGATGCTGTCGTAGGCGGTGCTATGCTGGCCGGAAATACGGTCTGATACCCTAGAGACGGCGTCGGTATGAAATCGAAGCCTGGCGCCATGCCGTAAGCGATTATGTTTTGCTGCCCTGGCGGGTCAGGTATGACATTGCGTATCTGAGCAAAAACGCTAGTTACATGGCTACTAAACGGCTGCGGGGACAGCAGCTTGGTGCGCCTGGATATGTCCGTAGGACCGAACACCGTAGTGGGCAGCGCGTCTGGGCGCACGTTGCGTATGTAGTTCTCTACCGACGTCAGACCGAAAGTCGTCTGCTCGTAGGCGTACGGAGCTATCGTCTTATTACGGTTCTGTACGTACGCTTCGCCAACTGCGTCCGTAGGACGTACGTTCGTAGAACGCGGGAATACCTCGTTCCTGTGGATATATACGAATGCCCCACCGGTGGCGTAGGAGTCTATGCCTGTCGGTGCTACTGGGTGCGGGTTGAACCGCACCTCGGGTAGGGACGCGGGGACGTCGTTGAACACACTAGGTGCGACGGTGCGTATACGATACGCGACGAAGGCCGTGCCGAATACCTCCGGTCCTGCTGGGAAGAACTGCGAGATAGAACGGTTGCGATTGAAGACCGTAGGCACTCCCGCCTGGCCAGCTTGGATACCTTGTGTAGCTACCAGCCGCGCTGCATTGTGGACGATGGTGCCATACGTGTAGAACGAATCGAACCCCTGCGGGTACACGTTTCGGTTACGGTAGGCTATTAGGTTGTTTCCCCACAACGTGGCATCGGGGCCTGTTGGAGCGACGGCACGTGCTCCGTTCCGAACATCCGCAGCGTAGTAGCTGAACCGCGAATCCTGATGGCCAAATGTTGTCAGTACGCGATTGAGGTTGGTTACCGTCGACCGGCCGTACTTCGCCGGGTCGGCGTCGGTATCTTGGAACTGTTTAACCTGCAGTGTCTGGCGCAGGTTGAAGATTATCGGGAAATTAACTATGCTGTCTGGCGGTCCTGCGCTTGTCGTGTAGATAAAGTCGCGCGCGTTACGAACAACCGCGCCGCCGTAGCCGGCTGGGTCCGCAGCACCTGAATGCGTTTGTACTCGGTTGGAGTAGTCCTCAACGAGGTGTGTGGTCGGGAAGCTTTCGCCACCGAAGCCAGATGGATATATAGTGAGTGTACGTACAACTGTCGTAGCACCGAACACATTGCTGGCGATAAAGTCTGGGTAGACGTATCGTGTCTTGTGCGCGACGAACGCTGTACCAAGCGACTCCGGGCCTGGACCCTGGCCTGCGGGGTCAATAAGCTGATAATAAAACGCTACATAGTGTGTCGGAAATTGGCCGGTGGGTGGCGATATGCCGGTAGGTACGGCGTATTTGTTCCGGTAGTCAACGAGCGGCGATGGGACTTCACGCAGCGAGTTCGTGCCGGTCAGTGGGTTTGGGGCAATGCCGCCTGGATATACGTTACGGTTTCGAAGCTGGACAAGATGCGCACCGATGTCGCCTGGCGGGAAGCCGCCTGGGGCGACTATTGATTGCGCGTTCTTTACGCCTGTGATACCGAACTTAGCCGTCGGTATGACGTGGCCGAGGTAAAAATCCGCATCGTCGCCATCTGGGACGACGTAGTTGTAGCGCAGAACGAACGGGACATAGTCGCCGCTCGGAGGCGAGTACGTCGCGTCCGTTAGGTTTATGTATCTTACGTCGTACGTGACCTCAACGCGCCCCAAACGCGTTGGTGCTATGCCGTGGCCGTCGACAGCTATAGTCTGTGCCGGCGAGCCGTCAGGTAGTACGAAATCTACTGCCGAGCCGGTCGGCGTTGTATATCCGCTAAGTAATACTACGTCAAACGGCGCGGACGGTGGTGTGTATGCCATTACGCATAGTAAAGTTCACCGATATACCAACGCATACGGCGGCACTTGCCTATAAAAGAGTTGGCGTTATCCTGCTGACGAAAGGCTTTGAAAGCATTGTCAGTTAGTGAGCTCGATATCGTCCCCGTCTGTGCTAACTTCACGCCGTCCATATATATTTCGACGCCGCCGGTGTTTGTATCCCGACGTTGGAAGACTAGCTCGACCCATTGGTTTGTCGGCACGCTTGTTGTCGCCGTCATCACAGATACGCCGCCGTTCCCGTATATAGCTGGGTACCCAGTAGTTGCCGATATATAGCAGGCGACGCCGTATGAGTTGTACACTGTTGGACGTGTATCCACAAGCACCTGACTGTTCGGGAATGACGAAACATAGACCTCGCAGACAAGCGCAAACTGTCCGGTCAGTGGGCGAAACGCGTTGTCTGTAGCGAATTGCACCTGCGCGGTGGACGACCCGACGAAACGATACCCGCTAGCGGTGGAGCCGTCGGACTCGGTAGTGAAGTTGCTGGCGGACGAAATAGTATACCCCTCGGCATCGAAGGCCGTGTTACTGGCGCCAAACTGGAGATCTATCAGTGGTGTATCCGTCACAAGGACTGGAGATAGCGGGCCGTGCGCTATCGGCTGGTAGCCGCTGGCGCCGTGCGCCGTAGCCTCGTATGTCTTGATAGGATTAAGACCTTTCATCCCCCAGTCACCAAGAACATCGGGCGTAGCGTAGCCCAGCGAGCGGCCGTTGTCCCATTCGCGGACGAAGACCTTACTCGCTGCTGTTCCGTTGCTTTGTACTGCGTTACCGGAGAGACCGTAGCTCATATGCTATTACAGCTTGAAAATCTTATTGGGGCCGTTGTCCCATGTGATGATGATGTCACCGCCGTTTGGCGTGATCGGCAGGCCGGTGGCGGTGTCGATGTACGCAATTAGCGGGCTAGTCGACGACGTACCGGTGTCCTTGTAAATCACGATCGCTTCGACCGAAGCCCCTGTCACCGACGTATGTGTAACGTCAGCTGCGTCGGCTGCGCCGCCGGACGTCGTTTTGGACGTGAAGGCACCGGACGTTGAGATAATCGCGGAGCCAGAAATATCCGAGTGGAACTCGTGGGCTGATAGGTTCGGCGTATACGCGCCGGTGTCTACCAACAAGCATTTGATCGTGTCTGTCGACCAGTTAAAAGCGCCGGTGAGAAATCGCTCCCGACCCTTGTCATAAAGTGCATTAGCCATTTGAATCTCCAGGAGAAGCGATTATACAACAAAAGGGTGCTAGGGCCGTTCATGAAAGGGTAACTGAACGCCCTAGCTGTCGGTGTTTTTACGGGAAGTATGCACCCGACCAACTGCCCACCGCCGACTGGGGCATTTAGTTGATTCTTACCTCGTTATCAAGCCAATTATGTAATCTTTGAAGACGCCAAGTACTGCGCCAATACAGGTCCCTAGGAACACCATGCCAGCGATGAAGCCCTTTTGTTTGGTAGACTCGGCTACCAAGATATCTAGTTGCTCCTTCAGCTGGTCATAGTGCTCGTCGATACGATCGTCGAGCTCTTTGATCCTCGTGGAGTGTTGATCGACGCGCTGTTGCAGCACGCCGAACTCGCGATCGGTAGGGGTTCCCATTAGTTTTTCACCCCTACGCATTCAAGGTTTGCGTTTTGCGTCACGCTCCCGGAAGCGCCGCCGGTGCCGCCTGCGCCGTTTGTGCCGCCACTTCCGCCGCCAGCGCCATTACCTGGCTTAGCGTCTTGGTTCTGCGGGCACTTGATTACAACGTTGTTTACGACAGTCGGGTTCTTAGTCAACTGAGCCACGATATCGCTTATAGATGCAAACGCCGGTACCGTAGCGGCTGCCTGGGCATTCACCGCAGCGACGCCTAGCGTTGTTTGGTTGGTGCTTTGCGCGGTCATGGTCGCCATAGTTGCCCCGTGCTGAGCAGTGGCGGCTTCGTTATTTTGCCGGTTAATTTCCACATTACCGCTAATCTGTTTAGCTCCAAGGTACCCGTTGGTTAGGATACCGACGCCTTGCACTAGAATGCTAGCCCACTCCTTGGCTTCTTGAGCTGCGGACTTGGGCATCGGGACTGTCGGGATAGTAATTGGAGCTACCGGTTCATTGAGCAATGACGGTTTAGCCGGTGCTTCCGCTTTTTCTTCCAAAGAGCGCGCGATGGCGACTTTACCACCTGCATCAGCTTTGGCGCCAAGTTCTTTGAGCGCATTAAAACGTGCCGTATCCGCCTTGTACTTTTCTGCAAGAGCGACGGCGGCTTGTTTTTCTACTGCCATAGCGTTGTCGAGACGGCGCAGGTTGACCTCTTTGTGGTAGTTCAGCACCATCTGCGTCTGCTCTTTTTGAGCATTCGTTGCGAGGATGAACTCCTTCTCCGTGCCGCAACCTACCAGGGTGACAGCTACAGCAAGGATGGCTACTAAGGACTTCATTTAACGATCTCCAAATAATTGACTATGATACGTCGAACTGCTTCTAGTTTGTTAGCGCATGTACAGCTATTGTAGCTGATTCTGCCGGAGTAACCTTACCCTCAGCTGTCATTTTCCGTTCGCAGGGCTGAGTCTCCACACTAACGTCGGGGAATGGCGTTTGCGCCGATGGCATTGTATTCGTCGCGCACGCTGTCAGGCCAAGCACAATCGACACTAGTAAAAGATGGATTCTTGATTTTTGCATCTTGGATCACCTTTGCAGCGTTGTCCCGCTGTCCTTTGACTTGATTAGTTACTGTGGCCAACGCAGCGCGTTCCTCAGCTGCTTTCTTACCAGCTTCTTTGCCGCGCGCCTGCGCTTCTTCTACGGCTTTAAGTTTAGCTTCGGCAACCACGCCTTTATAAGCCTGGTGCTTCAGGCTCCAGCCTGCCCACGTAGCCGCAGTACCTACACTTAAACCAAGGCCAAAGATAATAAGCCATGGGAGTAATGATCGTGCTGCGCCAGCGGTAAACCAGGTAATTATGCCCGCCATTATCGCAAACCTTTACGTTTGTCGTCCCAACGAGCGTACGCTACGAAGGCAAGGCCTATGACCAGCGCCACTGCACCGACGCCGAGAATGTAAGGAAGCCAAGGACCTAGTCCTTCGACACTAGTTTTTAGGTCGGACACGGCTTGAACGCCGGCGCCGACCGTCGCTACGGTGCCTGTGGCCGCTGTGACGGTGCCTACCATAGTGCGTGACTGCGCCAGCGGGAGCGGTGGTTCTACTTCCTGCGGCATGGAGCCGTCGGTACTTGCGTTACGGAACATCGCTGCCTCGGCGGCGCGGCGAGCAACGAGGCCTGGGCTCACTACTAGCTCCCCATTTACACGAATTTTGTTCCACAAGCCGAAGGCTGCTGCGGCTTTACCAAGTTTGCCAGCGTTGTATAGTTTGCAGACGGAAGAGCCTTTGAACGCGGCAACACCAATGTTGTACGCGAGGGACGTCATAGCTGCCAACTCGTAGTCT